TGATGAGCAGCCAATGATTACGGGAGGGCCGGCATGAGCCGGGCAGCGATACGGAATCCGGATTACCCGGTCGCTGGGGCGGTCAAGTCCGCGCCCCTCACCGCCCTATACAGAGATCCTGGGCAATCAGTGCCGCACCCTCAAAAATAGGATTTGACAAACCGTGCAAAATGCACGATAAGCATTCTGCCCACGCTGAAGGCTACGGTTACTTCTCGCATTGAAACGGACCGTATCCGCTACTTGCTGGGCACTACGATATCGACGCTGAAGAGTACGGCTACTTCTTTTGGATAGAAAGGGCTTCGGCCCATAGTCCGTCCTCGCCACTTGCTCGGTATCGTAGTGCCTGGCGTTCAACAGGAGAACGTCAATGGCTCGATTGAATATTACCGCCCGCAACGACACTGTTACCCATGAAGGCGCCCCGGCGGTCGCCAATCTCTCCCCCGAAAAGCAGCTTCGTCGCTCTGTCCTTTCCTGCCTTCTCTGGGAGAAGGAATTCTATGAGGATGGCGCAACGATTGCGGATCGTATTGTCGAGACCGCCGCGAAGGTGAAGCCGGAATCCCTGGCTGCGCTGGCGATCGAGGCCAGAGAGGTCTTCAATCTCCGTCACGTTCCGCTCCTGCTCTTGGATGTCCTTTCCAAGACCGGCACGGCCTTGACTGCCGACACTGTTGCCCGCGTCCTCCAGCGCGCCGACGAGCCGGGCGAGCTGCTATCGATCTACTGGCGCAATGGCCGAAAGATGATCCCGGCGCAGATGCGCAAGGGCATCGCCAAGGCGTTCCCGAAGTTCGACGCATACCAGCTCGCTAAATACGATCGCGACGGCGCTGTGAAGCTCCGCGACGTGCTCCGCATGGTGCGCCCGAAGCCGGCAAATGACGAACAGGCAGCGTTGTGGAAGCGCGTGAAGGAACGGACCCTTGATGCTCCAGACACTTGGGAGGTCGCCCTGTCCGGCGGCGCCGACAAGGGGGAGGCATTTGAGCGCTTGCTGCGAGAAGGAAAGCTCGGCTATCTGGCCCTGCTCCGCAACCTGCGGAACATGGCGGCTGCCGGCGTCGATGACGTCTTGGTAAGGGAGGCTATCGTTGCCCGCAAGAACGGGGCTCAGCGCGTTCTGCCGTTCCGCTACGTGGCGGCGGCGCGTGCGGCTCCGCAGTTCGAGCCCTATATTGATCAGGCGCTTTGCGAGGCGATATCGGAAATGCCGGTATATCTCGGCAAGACGATCATCCTTGTGGATGTGTCGGGATCAATGGACGAGAAGCTTTCGGCCAAGTCCGACTTGCGGCGCATCGATGCGGCGGCGGCTCTAGGGGCAATCTTCCCCGGAGATATTCGGTTGTTCACGTTCTCGCATCAGCTTGTGGAGGTGCCGCCTCGCCGCGGCATGGCCGGAGTGGATGCGATCATTCGTTCGCAGCCGCATGGCGGAACGTATTTGGGGCAGGCTGTCTCGGCCATCAACCAGATACCGCACGATCGTCTGATCGTCATCACCGACGAGCAGTCCCATGATGCGGTCCCGCACGCGGCAAAGCGGGGCTATATGATCAACGTCGCATCAGCCAAGAACGGCGTCGGCTATGGCCCTTGGGTCCATATCGATGGCTTCTCGGAAGGCGTGTTCCGGTTCATTCGCGAGGTCGAGAGTGAACGCGGCTGAGCTGGTCAAGATCGGCCAAGAACTATACGGCGATCGAGGGTGGCAGACGAAAATGGCTGCCGCCCTCGAAATCGACACATCAACTATTCGACGTTGGATCTACGCTGACAGCGTTCCAGGGCCGGCGGCGGCTGCCCTAAAGTGCTTCCGGCGAGAGACAAAGAAGGGGCCTCCCCGTTCTCCCTGAGCCACTACCGATCCGGTCCCTTGAAGGGAGTGGACGGCGCTTAGAGGAGATCAAATCCGCTGCTGGTCACGCGCACTTTCCGCGGCAACCACGATTTCTCTACCTGCGCAAGCTCGTCGCAAAATCTCTCTGGCCTTTTCAGAGAGAGGGACGTCAATATCTCTGGCGGGTATTCCCACCATTTCGACTGCAGGAGTTGCGATGCGACTTCGTGAGGCTGCCGCCATTTGATGATCGCAGCCGGATTTCCGCCGACAATGGCGAAAGGGGGAACATCTTTAGTCACTACGCTAGCGCCCGCGACGACCGCTCCGGTTCCAATTTTGATCCCCATCGCGAGCGTCACATTGCGGCCGATCCACACGTCGTGGCCGATAGCAGGATACGGCTTTCGGTCTGTTACGTGCCAGCCGACGCGATCCGCTATATCGGCAGGCACCCGGCCTTTAAGTAGTCGGTTATGAGGCCGGAAGGTTATTATTGAAGTGGTCACGAGGTCGAGCGGATGGTGTGAGTCCAGGAAGAGCAACCCGTCCGAGATAGAACAATATCTTCCTATCGTCACGGTCTCAGGCAGAGGCGAATAGCAGTAGGAGAAGGCTCCAATCGTAGCCAATCCGGAGCCATTTTCTCCACCGATCGCGCTGTAGTACGGCCCCTTATACAGCGCGGATGCTTCTTCAATCTCGACGACGACGCGAGGGAGATCGCTGCCTTCCTGGAGCCATCCATAGCGAGAGGACGGAGGCTGGTATTCCCAACCCAGCAAGACACCCAGATCGTTTAGCGCCTCCAAGAGCACCTTTTCTACCTTCACCACACCCTCCACGTCTTTGCCTACTTCGGGTGTAGCCCAGCACGGCTAATCAAGGCAAGTTAGCGAGGTACGCGATTGAACAGTCCGTAGGCGCGACGGCGGCAGAGGATGATCCCCAAAGAGTTAGATCGCGATCACGATATGACGACGGTGTCATAGCGGCAGGTGCAGCCACTGTGCCCAAGATGAAAGTATCCGCCGCGGTAGGTCGTGTCGGCCGATGTCACCGTTCGATTGACCGATCCGTCCCCGTTGAGTGCGTTCAACGTGAGTGAGGTTGGCGTTACGACGATCTGATAGGCGTAAGCGGTCCCGAATGTCAGGGTCGAGCCGGTTGTCGTCTGCAGCAACGTCGCCGTGCCATTGTCGTAGCGGAATATTTGAATCGATCCGTTGCGTCGGAAAAGAAAGTGATATCCGTTCTGACTGCTGCCCGTATTTGGATCAAACGCCTTGTCCGTTTTTGCCGCATCGGCAATCATCACGGCACCCCAACGGGTGTCGTCGGTCGACAAAACGCTGTCGAACGTAAAATTGAAGGCGATAGTGAAGTTGTTGGCCGCGTTGTTGCCCTTGATAGGGCACGCCCAACCCATCAACACACTTTCGGTGTTGGTATTCTGAAAGCCCCAATACTTGGGTGACTGGAATGAGCCTCGCGAATTGTCAGTGAAGATATAGCTGTCAGCCGTCGCCGGGCTGAGCATGCCATTCATCCAACGGCCACTTGCGAAGTTGTCCTGCGTAGCCATCGGCCCCGTGGCAATTAGGTACGCGGGATCATCCGCATAAAAGGTTCGGACGCCGAGGCTCACATAATGGTCCCGATCTGACCTCCGATTGGCGCCAGCCATGATGACCGAGAAGCCTGCCGCGATCCAGTTTCCTACGATGGTATCGTTGTGGTTCTGCGCGTTGAGACCAACGATTGTCACGCCAGCCGCCTGAGCGGCGGCAATTTCTGTGCTGTCACCAGTGTTCGCGTTAAATGAGACGGTATAGCCCGCAGTCTTTGCCGGGGTGAGTTGCGACAGCGAGAACGAATTGATGTGCGCCATATCAACCGGCACGCCAGCCGCTACAAGCGCGTCGACCATCTTCTGCCCTGTATTTCCAGTCGATTTGGCTTCGCTGAAAAACAGCATTCTCTTGGCGTAAAGCGCCAGCAGTTCAGAATAGAGGGGAGGCACCAGTGCGTTGCCGAAATTAGTGCCATGCCATGAATTAGCGTCGATCTGTAGCGCCTTGAACCCCGGACTGTCGAGGGCCTGCACGTTGCCGGTGGAGGTCGTCACACGATCAACCGTGCTATCGTGCATCAATCCGAGGCTATTGTCGGTCAGCAGCCAACAGTCGTGTTCCAGCGTCTTGAGACCTGCCGCCTGGCAGGCAACCGCAGCTTCGAACGTTTCTTCCGGGTACATCAGGCCAGCGGTTCGGTGCGCAGCGTAGTTCACGGTCGTCTTGAACCATGAATTCAGCGACGGCCTGTTCGCTGTCCCAAGGGAACCGAAGGCCCCAAAGCCTCCCTTGCTCCCCATAGCTCCAAATCTCATTGGCGAATCTCCATGCAGAAGCGCTCGGCTAGCCGCATTGGCGCCGAGAGCGTAAGGCTGTTTGTGGTGGTGTTAGCGGCGGTAGGTCCTTTAGTGCGATCTCGCCAGCGCAGGCGATGTAGCCAACGCCGTCAATGAAATCATCGATGTTGAACAAGCCGCCCTGCGTCCTGGCCTTCTTCAGATCTGCCATCATCCAACCGACATCAACCGAT